GACGAGAACGCCGGGGGGATGGTGGCCGGGTTGGCGACCACTCCGCTGGCGAAGCTCTTGATCGTGGCGGTGTAGCCGGCCAGTGCGCCCGGTGCGAACTTGACGGCGAGGTCCGAGCAGACAGCCTTGGCGTACACCCGAGTGTTCGATGCGCCAGGGTTGTAGTCGTAGAACAAGTACGCCGGGGGTTGGCCGTTACCAGTGTTGAGCGGGCTGAAGGCGTAGGTGGTCGGGACGACGCCGGCGGTGGCGGTGTAGTCGTAGGCACCGAAGAACGAACTGAGCAGGTAGCCGAACGTGTCGGGGAAGATGTCACCGGCGAGGCTGATGCTCCCGATCCGAGTGCCCTGCTGTGCGCCGTAGATGTCGGCCTGGCTGCCACGCATGCCCTTGTCGTAGAGCTGCACGTAGTCGTCGGAGAAGTCCATCGAGGTGACTGGCACAAAGGCGGTTGGGCCGATGCTTGCCGTCAGCTGGAAGTAGACGTATGCGTTGGGGCTGTGGGCATAGGCCAGACCTACGACGGCGACGGTGGAGCCATCAGCGACGCCACTGATGGCCCCGGTGCAGGCGACCGTCTCAGTGAGCACGCCGTCGACGATGACCGCCGAGTACGTAGCACCGACGGTGCTCGAGGCGGCAGTCAGGTTCTTCAGCGTCAACGACGTGCCGGCGGCTGACACCGAGGCGCTGAGGTTGCCGTTTTGGGTGTCCTTGGCGACACCGATCCATGACCTAAATGCTGACTGGGCCATTGTGCTCAGACCTCGTTCTCAGGCGCAGGGGCCTGCTTGGTGGACTTGGTGGATGGTGCCGTCCAGAGCACGTAAGGCGTGCCTGGGTCGGTGTCGAACAGATATGCGGGACCTTCTTCGGTCACGCCGGGCAGGTAGTACTGGGGCATGGTGCAGGCTCCTAGTTGATGGTGAGCACGTCGATGGTTACGGACAACTCGCACAGCCGACCGACCGGGGATTCGGTCCAGGTGGCGTTACCGCCGCTGGTCCCGCTCGGGTGGGCTTCGAGGATGGTGGTGCCGAGGGTCGGATCGGTACGGACGGCGGTCTCCACGTAGCCGGCCAGGACGTAGGCACGGGCGGTGATGGCCACCGGGTCCGGGTCGCCGCTCCAGGCGGACACCAGGCAGGTGATGGTGTAGGTCTCCTGCAGCGCCCCGGCCTGGTAACTCCCGAGGAACGCCTCGGGGACCACCGTGCGGCGCACGTCGGTAGCGATCTGGATGATGTCGTTCGGCGTGTCCATCCCGACCTCGCCCTGGCACACCAAAATCGTCGGGTCGGCGACGGTCTGCGTGGTGATCAGCGTGGTCAGTGCAGCGACCGCAGCGGGGACTGTGGATACGGGGATGCTCATCCGATGCTCGGGTGGCGCACATTGGGGGCGAGCATCTCCCTAACCCGGCCGCTAACGAAGAAGCCCATGATCGGCCTCGTCGATTCGTCATCGTCCACCTGTGAGCCGCCTGGACGTGGGCGTCCCTGCTGGGTGAGTTGGAAGTGGGTGCGGAGCAGCTCGAGGGCGGCGTTCGTCACGTTGGGCGGTACCTGGGCATACCCTGCGGTGTAGCTGACGAAGACCTGGTCGGCCCCGTTCGGGAATGAGGTCTGGCCACCACCGACGGTGCGACGCACGATCCGCCCTGGCGGCTCGTACATGTACGAGTAAACGGTGCCGAGGTCGGGGCTGGGGACTTGGGTCAGCGGGTACGGGATCGGGCCTCGGTACTCGGTGACTGACTGGACCGAGAGCACCGGGCGGTACCGCAGCGAGATCCAGGGCGAGCCGCCGTCGTAGGTCTCGGAGACGAGGCGCTGCAGGATCGGCCCGGTGATGTTCTCGATGACGGGGCGCAACTGGTCGATGAACCGGCTGAGACGGGCATCCCTGCTGCGATCGGTGGCCGGGATCTGTAGGTATTCCTTGGCCTCGCCGAGGCTGACGATCCTCGCCCCGCCAGCGGTGGTGATGTTCTCCTCGATGCTGATGTCGAGGTAGCCCGTGGTCGGGAACGCTTGCTGACCGGCTGGCCAGGTGACGATGAACTGGCCCTGGTAGTGGCCGGCCGTGGCGCTGTCGATGCCAGTGAACGAGTACGAGACCGCACCAGTGGCGGCAGTGACGACCGTGGCGGTGGCGTTGGTCGTCGGGGCCGTAGCCGTGATGGCCCGCATGACGAACTTGACCCCGGTGGCGGTGGTCAGGTTGACCGCAGCACCGGCATCGGTGACGACGCTGTACGTCAGTACTGGCAGGATGTCGCCCTGCTTGATCGTGAAGTCGGCCATCAGCCCACCTTCTGGATGTAGATAACACCAGGGGCACCTGCGCCACCTGCGCCACCTGCGAGTGAGTTATTACCGCCGCCGCCGCCACCGCCGCCAGCACCATAGGCAGTCGAGCTAGCCGCTGCGCCTGCAGTGCCAGCGCCCGTGCCTGCAGCAGCGTTAGTGCCAGCGGTACCACCAGCGGTTGCAGTACCAGCGCCGCCACCCGTACCGCCGAGGTTGGTCGCCCCGCCATTACCGCCACCGCCGCCAGCACCAGCAGAAGCGGAGACTGGTCCGCCGCCGCCAAGGGCCACGATGCCCGCAACGTTTGCCGGACCGCCGATGCCAGCACCCAGGGCCGTGGTCCCGGCAGCGTAGCCATAGCACCCGCCGTTGATATTCTGGGTAGCATTGCTCACCGCACCGCCAGCCCCGGCACCGCCGCCTGCGGCTCGGACGAGCGGCCCGGTGGCGAATGTAGTGGCGTTCCCATTGGTCCCGGAGCTGCCTGCGTTAGTGCCGGCTGCTGCGCCACCTGCACCACCTGCGCTCGCTGCTGCGATCGAGTAGGGGTAGAGCGTGCCCGCTGTGAGGCTGAGAATGCCAGTAGCCGTGGCACCAGAGCCACCGCCACCGCCACCGGTCGCTGTGCCCGACACTGTCGTGGTCGAGCCGCCGCCGCCGCCGGCACCGCCGCCACCGATGACGTTCACTAGGTACGTGCCACTCGTGGGGCAGAGCCAGTTTGCGCCCGAGGTCAGGGTGACCAGTCCGGGGGTAGCGGCAGGAATGGCCTTGGCGTAGCCCAGGCGCTCCCACACCTCATCTGCGTGCGCCCGTTGGCCGTCCACCTTGTTGGCCGAGTTGGTCGAGTCGCCGAAGTGCAGCCCCGAGTCCATCGTGAGGCCGTACACGTCGGCGTTGATGACGTAGGCGGGAGTTGCTGTGGCGCTCCCAGAGAATGTGCCGGGCACGCTGCAGGTCACGCCGAACGACGACGTGGTTAGGCCCGAAGCCAGGATTGGATACGTGCCTCCGTTCAGTACGCCGAGGCTCCCCGTTAGCCCGCTGAAGGTGACGTTCTGGCCGGCGGTATAGGTCTGGGCTGCCGTGCAGGTAAGGACGGATGCGGCCACGCTGGCGGCAGTGATGGTGGCCGCTGCTGGTGCCACTCCGGTGGCGGCTGCGCTCATCGTGGCCGAGGTGGGCGAGGCTACGGCGGTGATCGTTGTCGATGCGGGGATGTTCGTCCCGGTGATCTTGCTCCCGACATCGAGGGCGCAGAACTGAGCCATCGAGGTCGAGGTGACCGTAGTCGATGCGTTGGCGATGGTGCAGTCGGTGAATGGGCGATACTGCGTAGCCCCGAAGCGGGTGAACATATCCACGTAGCTGCAGTTGTTGTTGTACGCCACCGACTGTGTGGCCTGGAGTTGGTTTGACACGTAGGCACTGGGCGTTACAAACGACGCCGTGTTCAAGCCGACGGCACCCGCTAGGTATTCGCCGAACACCGTGATCTCGGCCAAGGGACACGCTGCACGAATGCGAGATATGACTGTCGTGAGGTTGGCCTGAGTCACTGCCACCGAGATCTGGCCGAATACAACGATCTGGGCGGTGAGGCTGCCGCCGGTGGTCGCTGCGCTGAGAGTGACCTGAGTGGCGCTGACCCACGCAGAGACGGTGGTGCCAGCGGGGATGTTGACGTTCCCGCTGATGACTCGGCCGATATCGCCGGGAGTGAACACGGCGGTGGCTGACGTGAGTGTGGTCGAGTTATTGAAGACTGCGTCTCCGACGCCACGGGCCTGGACGAAGTCGTTACCGCCGAGACGGACATGTACCCGACGGATCGAGCCAGAGAGTGCGCTGAGTGCAGACTCCCATAACCGGTTCGTGGTCCAGTCGGCAGTACCGGTGCCCCCTGCCCCCATGTTGAGCATTGAGAGCCCGGACGTGCCGGCCACGCCGGGGGCGAAGTAGAGAGCGCCGTAAATGATCGGGGCGGTGCCGCCTCGAGTCACCCGGAACATCGACAGTGTGGGGGCGACGGTGGGCGAGGCGATGACGCCGGTGTCGTAGATGCTCACGGTGAGGTTGCCGGGGGTCGTGGCTGCGGTGGTGTTGATCGTGGCGAAGGTGGCACCGTTCTGGCCCTGGACCGACACCCCGATGTTGTCGTAGGCAGCGCCGGCCTTGTAGAAGATCAGCGCCCGGTTGAAGACCCGGTTATCGGTGAGCGAGTTGGTGGCACCGGCCAGCGTCGACGTGGTGGACGCTGCGCCGAGCTGCACGGCGGTGACTGCGTTGTTGACTTCGGGGCCAAGTCCAGCCACGGCTGTGCAACTTGCGCCGACGGTGCTGAAGGATGGCGTGTTGTAGACGGCATTCGTTCCAGCGGCGTCAGTGAACCCGATACCGGCGTCGGGTAGACCGAGCAGGCGGTTCTCTTGGTTGGCGAGGATTGAGACCCAGTCGGTCTTGCCGAAGGACGAAGCACCGGTACCGGCGGCAATCGAGTCACCGATGACCGCTTCGATTTGACCGTAGGGGAAAGCCGACGACGCATCGACCGAGGTCGCCACGCCGATGTTCCCGCCACGTCGTGGCTGGTCCTGGTTGGCGGCTGAACGGATGGCGGTCTGTGCGCCCACGCCAGTCAGGTAGGGGTTGGTGAGAGTCTTGTCAGTGATCCACCCGGCGAGGATGGTGCCACCGCCGCCGGGGATGTAGATCTCGGCCAGGAGAACCGAGCCAGCAGGGATGGCTGGCTTCACTGGCGGGTTGTAGATCGAGGTGATGGGCCAGGGGATGGCGGTCTCGGTGGTCGGCGTACCGGACACGATGGAGACGACGCCAGTGGTCGAGGCGACCACGATGTCTCGGCGGTCAGTCGATGATGCAGCCGACGGAGCGAGTGCTGTGACTGCGGTGACGGGCACCTGCACGCCAGCGACGAGGATGACCCCGACCGCCACGTTGACGTTGTAGCCACCACCTGCGGAGACGAGACAGCCGGATACCACGCCGTAGCCCTGTGCGACGTTGGCGATGGCTGCCAAGTCGGTCTTGTCCACCACAGCCTGGCCGGCGTAGGTGGGCGAGTCCTGGGCGTTAGGGGTGTTCAGCGGCACGCAGGGGCTCCTGGTCGTGGGGGTACGGCTTTACTGCGGACGAGCGGTACCGCAGCTTCTGGCTCCGACGTTGCGAGGAAGCGGTCGATGGCGACCTCGAGCCGGGCCACCATGTCGTCGTCTCCGATCGACATGGCGGCCCGACGCTGGGCCAGGAGCTGCGGCAGGCTCAAGCGACGACTAGAAGGTCGGCGCTGCGAAGCCCGTACCACCGGTCACGGCGATGCCGGACGGGGCGCGAGTGGCGATGAGCGCCGAGTAGGCGTACACCTGGAAGCGGACCTGCAGCGTGCCGCTCAGGATCTCGGGCAGCGCCCGCATCTTGAGCTGACCTTCGAACAGGTAGATGTCGTCTTCCTTGATGGCCACGACGCCGTCCTGCGTGCCACCAGTGGGGGCACCGGCAAGCATGGTGGTCGGGAAGTTGGCGTTCTTGACGACCGGCAGACCGAACAGCGAGCCACACACGCCCTGAGCAGACGGTGCGTTCTCCGCATTGCCGACTGCGTTCCAGGGAGCGTTCTCGTTCTGGACGAACAGGGGGCGGGAGTTGCTGTCGTAGCCGGCGGCGAGCCACCAGTTGACACGACGAGGGTGCGTCCACAGTGCGGTCGGCGGGGCATACCTGGTCGTCTCGATGTTGTTGACGGCCGGGATGACACCGGTACCGAGCTGCGAGTTGGCCGCACCGTAGAACTTCGGCGTGGCGTTCACGACGCTGGCGTAGTACACCTGCGCTGCGGTAGGCGTGGCCGACTGCGTGATCGACAGGACACCGAGGTGCTGGCCGGATGCGCCAGATCCCGAGATGACCTGCAGGTCAAGACGCTGGTCGTAGTCAGCAGCGAGGTCCTGGAACACAACGCCGTCCATGGAGATGGGCGACTGCTCGAGGAGCTGGAGGCTGATGTCCTGTTGGCCGGCGATGGTGTTGACCGAGCCCGACACCGTGCTGGTGGTGATGTCAGTGGACGACACCGAGGCAGCGTTGGCGGTCTGGATGGCCGTGGTCGACCCCGTGAGAATCTTCGGGATGTTGATCACGTCGATGCCAGGGGGCAACGGCTGGTTGTTGATCCGGTTGGCGAACGTGCGGCCCGGACGGAAGGCCGGGATGTAGGAGTTCACCATCCACAGGGGCGGCACAAACTCTCCACCGGTACCGGCGGTGGTGTTCGGGTTGGTCCGGGCTTCCAGACCAGCCTCACGCCAGCGAGCAGCGACGGTGGAGTCACGACGTGCCTCGACCTCGATCTCCCGAGCGTGGCGAGCCATGCGCTCCTGGGCACCCTCGGCGTCGAATCCAGCCTGGGGTACCTGGATGGCCGCAAGGTCACGCAGGTAGGAGTTGGTCGTGCCGTGCTGGGCGTAGGTCTTGGGCTCCGACCGGACGATGACACCAGGGGCGTCAGCGACGATCGTGGCCGAGGCCGACTCAGCGGCAGCCATGCGGACATCGTGGGCTTCGTGCAGCCCGATCTCTGCGTCGAGCTTGGTGATCTTGGCCGACAGGGCCTCGAACTCGGTCGTCTCGTCGTCGGTCAAAGACCGGGACTCGGCGGTGGCCGGGGCGAGGATGCTGTCCAGCTTGGACATGTGCTTGGTCCGCTTGGTGCGGGCCGCATCGAGGACGGGATTGCCCATGATGTCTCCTTAGGTAGGTGGGGTGGATGCACACGACCTGCCGAGCAGGGTCCGAATGTGCGGGTGTTATTGCCCGATCGGCGCAGGGCCGAGTCCGAAGGCGTTACTTGCGAAGGGCATGGGCGTAGGCCCGTGCCCGGTAGAAATCGAGATTGCTGGTGATCGGCGTGGCAGCGTCGGCGATGCCGGCGGCTACTTCCACCACTGGGGCGATGGTGGTCAACTGGCGCACTACGGCCATGACCGCCGGGTCCTGGCGCAGCTCGTCGAGCTGCTCCTCGGTCAGACTGGCGTTACCCAGCAGCGAGCGCAGGGTCACGCTCGTATTTGGGTTTGCCCCATAATTCACAATTGAAACATCGCCACGGTCGAGGCTGACTTCGGTGATCGCCCGCTGGGTGTAGTCCTCGTCCCAGTTCTGGTTGACGACCCGGAAGGCGAAGGAGCATTCCGCCATCAGGCCAGACTCCACCTTGCTGGCGATACGGGCCACGTCGGGATCGGTCGGGTCGGCCGTAGCGGTGAACTCCAGCCCACGTTCGGTGGACTCGAGTACCAGGCTGCCGTTGCGGGTAGCGGCCAGGGGCAGCCCCTCGTGGTTGACGAGCAGCTGGACCGATGGCGACTTGGCCAGAGTGGCGTCGAACGCACCTCGGACCATCGTCTCGGTGTAGTAGCCCATGTCGTAGGGCGAGTCGACCGAACTGGCCAGCCCTCGGAAGGTGACCGTGTCGTCGGCGGTACGGCACTCCATCTCGGAAGTCGGGAGACGGCGCACCTCCCGACCGGTGAGCAGCTCGGCCTTGGCCTTGCGTGTGTCGAGGTCCATGACGCTCCTAGTAAGCGGTCGGGCGTGGGATGGCGGTGACCGATCCCAGCGCCGAGGTGTAGATGTTTCCGACGAATGCGGCGTAGCGGTGCATGAGCAACTTGACCTGCAGGGTGCCGCTGCCGGCGGTAACCGAGGTCTGGATCATTGGGTCGCTTTCGAACAAATACATGTCGCCCGAGCGCCCGCAGTAGATGGTGTCGGCGGTGGCACCAGCGGCACCGACCGGGATAGCGCCCTCGGTGTAGACCGGGATGCCCATGATGTTGGCCACGGCGTGGGGACCTGGGGTCGAGTCCACCTCGGGGGCGACGTTGCTCGGGGATGCGATCGGGCGGGACTGGCCGTCGAGGCTGGCAGCGATGGCGAACCAGCGACGGGGGGCCATCAGCCAGAACTCGGGGCGGTGGCCTCGGTTGTTGCCGACGTTGGCTGCGACCTGGCCCATGAGCGGCCACAGGGCGGCGATCATGGTGGTCATCGTGGCGGGGACCAATGCGCCCGAGGTGGTGTTGGTACCCGGCACGCTGAAGTTGGCGAGGCCGAGCAGCTGGCCCGACGACCCCGAGCCGTTGATGAGCTGACCGTTCAGGACTGCGTTGTAGTCCTTGGTCAGTTCGGTGTAGGCCATCACGTCGTAGCCGGGGCCGCCAGCCTGGTCGAACAGCTGTTGACTGACGACGAGTTGGCCGGCGATGCTGGCCACCGGCGAGGTCGAGTACCCGGTGGTGTCGTCGAACTCGGCCACCGTTGCGCCCTGGGTGGCCTGGATGGCCGTGTTCTGGCCCAGGATGCTGGTGCCGATGAACCTCGGGACATTGACCGTAGAGACGCCACGGGGGATGGGCTGGCTGCCGATCAGCTCGGCGAAGTTCCGGCCTACCTTGGCCGCCGTGGCGAAGTTCTCAATTAGGTAGCCGGGGGGGCTGAACTCTCCGCCGGTGCCGAGAGTCCCGTTCGGGTTGGTCCGAGTCTCCACGCCGTGGCGGGCGAGACGCTTGATGGCGTCGTCGTCCTTCAGTGTGCTGGCTCGGGCCACATCGAGAAAGAACGAGTGGGGGGCGTTGCGCTCGTAGGTGAGCGGCTCGCTCTTGACGATCACGTCGGACATGGGGCTCCTAGTAGGTCGGGTCGGTAGTCGGTAGGCACATAGCCGACGCAGTGGTGAATCCGAGGATGATCCCCGACGCCAGGAAATGGTGACCGTCGGCGATGATGGTGAGGCCGTCAGCTGCGGCGAGTAGGACGCAAGGGTTGCCGTCGGGGTCGACGGTGAACTGGTTGACGTAGTGACGTTGGCCAGGATTCTGTACGTGCCAGAGCAACTTGTCCCGACGTAGGTACTTGCTCGAGGCAGTCAGGTCCATGATGTTGACGGTGCCGGGCTGGGCTAGTCCGAACTTGACATCCTTGACCGTCGGTACTGCGCCGGCCACGGGCCAGATGGTGGCGATCTTGTTGGGATCTTTGCCTGCAGCGGGCAGTTGGTTGACGAAGTCGACCGGATCTACGCCTGGGTCCGGGGTGAATCCCCGCCGGGTGCGGGTCCACGACATCAGAAGCCCCCGGTGTTCGGTGCGGGTGGGGCCTTCGGGCTGTTCTCGATGCCGCCACCGGTGCCACCAGATGACAGTGCGGGGTCTTGGAACACTGGCGAGTCGACCGGGGCGAAGTTGAGCGGGCTCCAGTAGTCCTGGCCCATGCCGTCAGCGAGCGGTGGAAGGTTCTCCTCCGCTCGGATCTCGTCGATGTTCTTCCACCCACCATTGCGCTCGAGGGTGTGGCGCTGAGCCCGCTCGATGGATGGGCCTCGGACACGCCGGGACAGGTCGAACTCCACCGTCTGGTTCGGCGGTAGGTAGTCATTGAGCTGTGACTCGATCTTGGTCAGCCAGGGCGACAGGGTATACGTGCTGAACTGCAGCTCGATACTTTCCAGTCCGACGACGTTGGCGGTTTTGTCGGCCACGCCAAGGGCGAGGTGTGCGGGAACACGGAAGAAACTGGCGATGTCGCTTTGCTGGAATGCCCGTGTGGCGAGGAACTGAGCGTCGTCGGGGTTGATGCTGATCTGACGCCAGGACAGGCCACCGGTCAATACAGCGGGCGCTTGCGCCATTCCGACGCCCTGGTGCTGCACCTGCCACGCCCTCTTGAGTTCGAGCGTCTCGGTTTCGTTGAGGTCGCCGGGGTACTCGAGCACGCCCGAGGGGTTCGCACCGTTGGAGAAGAACGCACCGCCGTACTTCTCGGTGGCGCTAGCCAGGCCCCACGACCCACGCATGTACTCGACCGGGTTGAGCCCGATGAAGCCACCGGTGGGGGTGAGTCCAGGGATGTGCATGATGTCGTCGGTTGGTATCAGCCGGCCGTTGATGCGGTACTCACGCTTCCCGGTCTGCGGGTTGCGGCGAGCGACGACAGTATCTGGGTGGACGAGTTGGATGACCGTCGGGTAACCCATGTCGTCACGGGATGCGATGACCCCGAAGGCGTTACCCCGCAGCAGCAGCGAGTACATGACCTGAGCGAGCCAGCTGATGCGGCTGCCATCGGGCCATGGGTTGCTGATGAGCGGCGGCTCGGGGTCGACCGGGACCCGGCTGTGGTCCTTAGTGCGGACCAGTGTGGTGAGCGGAAGGGTACTCACTGCATCGGACAGGATGGCGATGCAGGTGAATACGGTCGAGATCGACAACGATGTGTCGTCGTTGATGGGCACGCCAGCACCGATAAGGCCAGTCTGGCCGTTGGTCGGGATGTACGATGAGCCCCATGGGAGCCGTGGGTCAGCTCCTCGACGTTCAAGGGATCGCAGGATGCTCATGCTCGGCCTGCTCTCTTGGCTTCACGCCGTGCCTTGCGGGCAGCATGGCGACGGGTCACCGGGTGGACCATGCGGGCGACACTGAGCGCCACTTGGTCGTCCTCGGTGGCGTACCCGATCAGCAGCAACGAGACGCCCAGGGCGCAGAGGCCGGCGATGGTGTTCCACATGAATGCAGCGGCGACCAGTGCGGCGAAGCCCGCCAACTCGGCGAGGGTCGACGGCCTCATGCGGTGGTGATCTTGATGGTCCCGACGGCGGTAGCGGTGATGACGATGGTCGACGGTGAGGTCGCCGGGTCGAAGGACATCAGGTAGACGGCGGTGGTCGACATCGGCGTACCGGTGTCACCAGTGACACCCTTGAGCGTCATGGTGCCGGCGTAGGTGGGGTTCGGCTGGGGGAACGAGGCGTTCGGCGGGATGATGAAGGCCTGGGAAATGGCTGCTGGCAGGTTGATCGTGTTCGCACCGACGGACATGGTGACGACCTGCTCGGAATAGACCGCCGCAGGGATGGACCGGACGCCCGCTGGGGGTGCCAAGGACCACGTTCCCTCGGGGCCGCCGCTCACATTGGCGCTGATACTGACCGTAGCGACGCTTGGCATGGGGCTCCTAGATGAGTGACACGATGCGGGGGCTGGATGTTTTGGTGTTCTTGAGGCCCCACAGCGCCACGGTGGTGGCGACGAGGGGCGAGATGTCCACCGATGAGGACTTACGGGACCAGGCCCAGGCATCGCCGAGGGGGCGGGTGATAGCGCCGGCCACTGCTGAGTCCAACTCGGGGGTGCCGAGGTGTCGCAGGGTGTGACTGTCGGCGATGGAGTCGTAGAAGATGCCGCACGCCTGGGCGACTTCCTTGGCGTTCAGCGTGGTCACGTCGATCCTGCGGCGCTCAAGTTCGGGGAGCATCGACCCGGCGGGGCCGTAGGCGTCGCAGTAGATCGTCTTGATGCGGTGCTTCGACTTCAGCTCCTCGAGGCGTTCGCCGATCCAGCGAGTGCCACGTCGGTGCTCGACTACCTCGATGTGGGGCAGGCCGTCCTCTCTGTGGCCGGCCACTGCGATGCAGGCAGCGGATCGGTCGGGGGTGATGTCGAAGGCGAAGCAGACCGGGTCGTTCGGGACGCTAGATACGTCCAGACAGGCATCCCAGTCGTCGGTAGAGATCATCCTGACGCCGCCGGGGGCCGTCTTTGGCCAGTCACCGACGCCCAAACGTTCGATCCAGAAGCCCCGGTCGCCGTACATCGAGGCGTATTCGTTGCTGATGTACTCGCTGCTGATGCGATAACCCATGGCTGGGTTGGCTTGCGCCCATAGATTCGGGTCGTTTGCGACCGCTGGCGAGAGCTTTTCGAGCGGTGTTTCGGCGCTCCACTCGAAGTAGGCGAGGCTCTTGTCGTCTCCAGACAGGCCACGCTCACGGATGCGGGACAGGACTACGCCGTGCTCGTCGTTCTCCTGGTCGACAGCGGAGCCGGTGTACCAGATCTGCGGGTTCGCACGGGCGGACAAGGTAGGTAGTAGCGCCCGGAGCATGGCGTCGGGGATGACCATCGCCTCGTCGAGGATGATGCAGTCGGCGGTGAACCCTCGACCACCGCCAGCGGTGCGGGTGCGGAATCGGATGCGCTGACCGTTGTCGAGCTCGATGCCCTCCTCGCCATGGCTGCGTGAGACACGCTTCACCCGGCGGGAGAGTTCAGGTGCTGCTTCGATCAGGTTGAGCAGGCGCTGGAATGCTTCGAGTGACGTGTCGAACCGGTGCGCTGAGTGGACGATGAGACGTTCGCCGAGCAAGAACAGGCCGGCGAGTTCACGTGCTTCGAGGATTGAGCCCTTGCCGTTCTGGCGGGAGACGACCAGGCCGACCTCGAACGCTGCCCATTTGCCGTCAGCACGTTCGCCGAGCGAGTTGCGGAGTACGTATTGCTGCCAGGGATCGAGATCCAGGCCGGCCATCGCTGCGAGTTCGACCGCCTCATCGCCCGACGAAGCGACGTATGGCGGGATGTTCTCAACTCTTGGAAGTTGCAACCCCTGCACGTCGGGCCTCACGTCGGCGGGCGAGGTCATCGAGAGCGTCGGCCTCCTGGGTGGCGGGCATCAGTGCGTTCAGTCGATCGTTGGCATCGAGTAGCGAGCGGGCGACCATCGACTTGGCGGTGGCCGAGTTGGTCGGGTCGTCGAGTTCACGGGCCATGGCGAGGATGACCTGGGCGAGTCCACTGGTGGCCAGCTGCTGCGGTGCTCGGGCAAGGTCACGTTCAACGGCCTGGGCGACATCACCAGTTTCGTGAACT